GAAGATTCCATGTGATAAAAGAAAACGTTGAATTATAATATTTACAACAACACCTATAATTGCCATGTCAGATATAAATTACCTAGAACCTATTAAAATTGGATTTACAAAATCCCATCCAGATGCCAAATTACCTTTCAAAAAGCGTCCCGGAGATACTGGTTATGATTTATTTGCTATTGAAGACGTAATCATTCCAGCCAAGGGAGATGCTATTGTTCCTACAGGTTTAACCGTAGCTAAAACTCCTATTGGTGTCTGGTATTTAATTCTTCCTCGATCAGGTCTTGGATTTCAACATGGTATCCAACCTCATCTTGGAGTCATTGATAACGGTTACCGAGGAGATCTTGGAGTAAAACTTTACAATTTCTCAGACAAAGATTATCCAGTGGGTAAAGGAGACAGAGTTGCTCAAATTGCATATTTTCCACTTGTCAGTCTAGAACCTTACTGGGAATCTAATAAAGAAGAAACTGATAGAGGAGCATCTGGTTTTGGAGACTCCGGAAAATAATTATGTCTAGTCATTACACAACACTTTGGGTCGAAAAATATCGTCCACAAAATTTAGATGAAGTTATTCTTTCGGATGAAATTAAAGAACACTTTAAAAGTCTTAATGAAGACACTCCTCATATTTTGTTTTATGGACCCCCCGGTACTGGTAAAAGTACCATGGCAAAAGTGATAGTAAAATCTCTTCTTAAATGTCAATATTTGTATATCAATGCAAGTGATGAAAATGGTATTGATACTATCAGAAATAAAGTTATCAGTTTTGCACAGACACGTTCCATTGACGGAAACAAGAAGGTAGTGATCTTGGAAGAAGCAGATGGTCTAACAGGAGAAAGTCTGCGCATTCTTCGTAATGTGATGGAAGAATACGCAGACACTACCAGGTTTATTCTTACTGCAAATTACTTAAATCGTATTGTAGAACCAATTACTTCTAGATGTTTGTTATTTAAGTTGATACCAGATCTTAAGAGTATTGTACAACGTTGTGTTGATATTCTTAAGTCTGAAAAAATTTCAATAGAAGAAAAACAAAAATATAGACTTCTTAAATTGATTGAAAAGAACGGAACAGATCTGCGTAGAACCATTAATGATCTGCAAAAGTTTTCTATTTCAGGAAGCCTGATTATTTCTGAAGAAAATCAAATTACAGACCTGGCAAATCATGTAATTACTTCTTTGATTAATAAAATTTCAACATTAGAAATTCGCAAAAAAATTATAGAAGCAGAAAAGACCTTTAATGCGGATTATCAGCAATTGATGAAAGAAATCTTTGAATTGGTATATAACCTAGATATACTAGCACCAGTAAAAAAAGCCGCCATGTTAGAACTCGGTGAATATATGTACAGAGATTGTCAGGTACTAGACAAAGAAATTAATTTCTTCTGCTGTGTTCTTGCTTTAGAAAATTCTTTTAAGAATTAGAACTCCTCTTATAGGGTTTAGGGCTTACAGTTTTTAACTTCTTATCTCTCTCCGGTGAGGTATGAGGTAAAACTGTATTTTTGGTAGCAGTCTGATCATCTTGAGGATGATTATCAATATCTGATTCCATTTTATAAACTTTTGCAGTTGTGTATCCCGCCCTTTCGTATCTATTAGGAACACCTTGAACCGGAGGCAAATTAATTCCATTATCAACAATTTGCATTAAATCAAAATCTCCTGGAACTGTAAAATCATTAAATTCTGTAGGCCATTGAACGGTTCTGGCATCTGTTTTTAAAATCACATAAACATTGCCAGCACCCTCATTGTCATTTGCATCTTTGACATTTTCTCCAGCCTTTGACCCTGCTACGTGTTTAATGAAAAACATAACTTTGTCAGTTATTAATTGTTTTAAAAATTTGACAAATTTTGGATGGCCACTGTAATGCTTCCTGAAATAAGAACTCCTAAGGAAACTGGGTAATAATATTACCGGAGTCCCTTCTCTAAATCCTCCGTTAGAAAAGGCAGAAAAGGCATTCTCAAAAAGAGTTTCAAATTTATTAAATTTACTGATCATACATTATAGAGGGTTTTGCTATAAATATTTACCAACATGGCTGCTATTTATCTAGATAACTTAGTCAAACCGCGTCAAACTAAGGCAACTGGGACGGTATTGGGCAAAGAACCAACACCATCTCAATATACTTATACCGATTTACACCTAGATTTAATATTTTCCCAAACAGTTGGCACCGGTTGGGACACTGCTAACACCAAAGATATACAAGCTGACTATGATGCAAAGGCTATTTCAAACTCTCTTGTAAATATAATAACGACCCGACCAGGATGGAAAGTGCTGTCTCCGGAATTTGGATGTAGATTAGACAAATATTTATTTGAACCCCTTTCAGAATTTAATGCCCACGTAATAGCAAGTGATATATTGAGAAATCTAGAAAAATTTGAAACAAGAGTCAATTTTACCGGAGTCAATATAACACCTCTTTATGACGAATTGCAGTATTATATAGAAATTAATTACACAATAAAAGCATCTAGTATGTTAAATAAATTGCAATTAAAATTTAATACACAAGCTTTAACGTTAAATGATATTCTTGTACTATAATTTATGACAAATCAATTTCTAGCATTTGATGCTGTGCAACTACGAGACAAAATCGTAGAAAAACTCAATGATGGCAAGGTCTTTACCGATCAAAACTATCAAGGATCAAACATATCTGCTTTGATTGATGTAATCAGCATGGCATTTGGTACTTTATTATTTTATAACAGCAAAACATCTTCAGAAGCCATGTTTTCAGAAGCTCAGCTATATGAAAACATGAATAAAATTGTTAAAATTCTAAACTACAATCCAGTAGGTAGAGTTGCTCAAAATATTCCGTTTTCTTTAAAGGCAAGACAAGGATTGTCTATGAATTCCTATGTAATACCTCGCTATAGTTACGTTAATATAGGAGGAACTTCATACACTCTAACAGAAGATTTAACATTTTCAAAATTAACTAACGGAGTGGAAATAGTTGAAGACGTAGCAAACAATTATCTGTTACACGAAGGAACTATACAAGAATATCCAATGTATAAAGCCATCGGAGTAGCCAATGAGGTAGTATATCTAGGGCTAAACAGTAATGTAATAATAGATCACTTTAGCATTTTTGCATATGTTAAACAAGGAGAACAAAACTGGGAAACGTGGCGTAGAGTAGAAGATAGATCTTTATATGCTTCTAATGATAGGGTATTTGAGGTGCGTTTTAATGCAAATAAAAGATATGAATTAATTTTTGGAGACGATGTTAATGGAAAACAATTAAATGCAGATGACTCAGTTGCAATTTATTTTTTAAGTAGCAATCCAAATGCCGCCACTTTAGGTTCTGGAGCATTGGATAATTTTTATCTAATACCATTCATTTCTCCACAATTTCTAACCATATTAGACAACGTTAAATCACCTTACGGCATTTACTTGACACCATCTCAATATGACAATATAAGTTTATTGAATACCTTTCCTTCATCAAATTATTCTGAAGAGGAGTCTGTAGATTCTATACGCAAAAATGCTCCAAAGGTTTTTAGATCTCAACATCGTTTAGTAACTGCTACAGATTATGAATCTTTTGTAAAAAGCAATTTTAGTAATTTATTGGCAGATTCTAAAATAGTAACAAATGACGAATACCTGAAAGGCCATTTGAAGTATTTGTATGAGATTGGTTTAAATTCTCCCCAACTAGAATCTTCTGTCTTGTATAATCAGGTAAAATTTGCAAATAGTTGCAATTTTAACAACATATACATGTACACAGTTCCTAAAAGAGATTTGAGATATCTCTCTGGTCCTCAAAAAGAATACATACTTAACCAGGTAAGGCAGTATAAAACCATGACCAGTCAAGTGGTTCCAATGGATCCAGAATATATGTATTTTGATTTTTT